ATGTAATCTTATCTGCTGCTGTTTTCTCTTCAACATCTGCTGATGTCTCTGCTGAACGAGCCTGTGCCGTAGCAGTGCGTTGGGCGATAGAAGTGTTCTTCAATGCGTTAGCCTTATCCAAAGCTTGCATTGCCTCATTACCGTAGCCAGCAGCGCCTAACTGCTTACTCAACTCAAACATCTGCTCTGATGGATCGCCACCCTTAGCTTGGATTGCTTTGAACATACCACTAATAGCGGCTGCTTTCTCTTCGCCGGGCAAAACACCACCCAACATACGAGCGCCAACACCACCGATACGAGCGCCAGCGTTGCTCATCATGCTAATACCACGGTTCAACAAGTTCTGGTTACCCATTGCTTCTTGTGAAACCATTTGTTGTTGTAGGTATTGTTGCTGACGCTGTTCTGGCGACATCATGCTAAACAACCCTGCTGTCATATCATTTGCCATTGTATTTCCTTACTTGATTGGTTTGCCTGTCTGTGGGTCAAACTTATATCCACCATAAGAGGATGCTGCGCTGCCTAACATACCAGCCATACCCATACCTGCTGCCAAGTTAGCGTTAGCGGCTGCTTGACCACCTTGCATCAAATAACCAGCCTGTGAGTTTCCAGCCGTAGCTTGACGGTTACCAATATCAGCACCTAACGTCAGAGGCTTCAATGCGGCTTCTTCGATACCCATACCAGAGGTGAGCAAACCAGTACCACGAGCGATTGCGCGATCAGTCTGAGCTTGTCCATATTCCTGAGCAGACGCTGCCATCTGTTGGTCAGCCATTGCACGAGCCAGATCACGTTGATACTGTTCTGGGTTAACATATCCTGTACCAACGCCAGCGCCCATAGCAGCACGCTAAGACCCAAACCGATGCGACCTTGGTTTAGTTGTTGTTGACGCATTGCAATGTCTTCCGCGCCTCGTGCGCCCTGCAACAACCCCATCTGACGATCCATGTACTGTTGTGCCGCTACTTGTGGGTCAGCACTAATCTGTCCCATGAAGTCGCCTGCGCCTTGATACAAGCTCTCTTGGAAAGCTTTCATAACTGGATCCATTGTGTACCCAGCTTGATTCTTGTCCTTATCAAAGAAGCTCGTACCGTAACCTGTGGTAACAGCCCAAGGTTTAAACTCAGCAGCGGCAGCGGCTTGTTGTGCAGCGGCTTGGTTAGCTGCGGCTGAGTCTTTCATTGCGTTTCTGGTAATTAAGGCTGATGCCACGTTACCCGCTAAATCCCAAAATGACATAGTAGTTCCTTAGAGTGTGTCGTAAGCCGTTACGTTATCAATAGCACTAAAAGCACCAGCACTTGTTAGTTTAGCTACCGCTGTTCCGTTAAACTTGAAGAGTAAATCTGTACCTACTTCTTCAATAGAAAAAGCACTCATGTTTACCATGTTGGTAACAAAAGCTGTGGTTGCTATCTGCGTTGTGTTAGTTCCTGCCGAAGCCGTGGGAGCTAAAGGAGTTCCAGTTAGTACAGGAGAAACACTATTAGCTTTTGAGGTGATAGCAGCGGATATGGCTACAAACTCAGCATCAATCTCTGTACCTTTGATAATCTTGTTACTATCTCCGGTTGGCAAACTATCCTTCGCTGTGAAGTTAGTTAGCTTAGAATAATTTGACATTAGATTTTCCTTCCTGTCTTCATAAAGATGTCCAATTTCTGAACACTAAAACTTGTGTTGTTAACCTCTGTTTCAAAGCCTAGCTGAATAACGTTACCAGCACCTCCGACAGAAGCGTCTACCTTATCAATCAAACTACCCTTAGAGTACTCTGCAATGTTGTACTCATCAATGTTGTACTGAGCAGCAACACCAGCATCCACGATAAAGGGATAAGAGTCATAAGAATCAATGTAGTCAAAACCACATTTGATAATGAAAGCCTGACCATTACCGCCGATAACAGTGGCTGTCACCTTCTTCAAAATCTTAACCTGTGTGCTGTCTTGCATGTCCATATAGGGAGACAAGAAGCGCATCTGGTAAGTCTCTGTACCGTCTAAATAACCAGAGTACTTGTTAATGCTATTAGGGTAGCCAATGAACAAGTCACGGTTTCGTTTACGTAGAAAGCTAGTAGCATGGAAGTCTGTCCATCTGGTTATCCTACTAGCGCCATCATCCAAAGCTTGTCGCATATCTAAACAATAGATAATATTAGATGTAGGAAATGAGATTAAGTAGAAAGCGTTGACTTCACTATATGCACTCTTTACCTGTTTTAAAGCAGGATCGGCTGCAAATGCAATTTGTAACAAAGCGGAAAGATCATCGCGTACATTCTTTGTCAGATCACGCATTGGCAAGGACTTCTCTTGAATAAGCCGACCTAAACTGCGAATACCAGTGTCGGACAAGAAAACTAAATCATTGCCTGTATTTTGTACACTATCACGAGCTACGCAACCGACACCAGCAATAACATCATGTAAAGCAAAGTCGCCTAAAGGGTTTTCAGCACCTTTGTAAATAACAATGTTCTTCTCACAGAATATAATTAAGAAACCGTTGTGGGAGGCTAAAGCAACAATTGTATCTACGTTATTAGGCAAAACAGCAGATATGTTTAAGAAACCGCTAGTACCGCCGCTAAAGGCTGGAAAAGCTACATCAGCAATATCAGTAGTCCAATAAACGCTAGAACCGTCATGCACCCAGAAACGACCATAAGCAGCCAGAACATCGCGAGGGAAGTTAGTTCCATAGCTTTGCGTTACTCCTGTGTAATCTGTTATTGTTTGAGTGACTGGTGTGACACTTTCAGTATAAACAATTGGTTCATGCCCCTCTTGCACAATCAAAGCATGATCGTAAAGTGAAGCACCCTTCCAGTAATCATTTGTAATTGTGTAAAGAGATGGTGTTATATCTGTAAAAGTATTACCAGCGTCCCCGTCTTTAAGTAGCTTATTATTACCACCTGAAATAGTGACAACAGTATTATCAGCGTTAATATGCTCCATCATAAATTTGATAGGCATACCAGCTAATTGATTGACACCATCGACAGTTTGTGTAACCCATCCCTTACGAGCGCCGATACGACCAAACTTGTCAATGATACAGTTATCAGCTACCAAAGCATAGTTACTGCTCAGGGTAATACCACTATCTTGGGTGTTTAATCCAAAGAAGCCGGGGGCTACAACAGATAGTGATTGAATTGGTTTCATACGCTATACCACACTGTATCTTCTGGATGACGAGCAGCATCGTAAGCTATCTCGTCAGCTATTGCAGACTGAGCCATTTGATAGGCGTTAATACTTTGTTGTCCACCGTCTTCACCACGTTCTTCAATAGCCATCGCTAAGGCTGTCAGAATAACAGGGCGTTGTGGAATATAAATAACATCGTTGTCTTCGTTTAACACACGGTTCCGCATACTAACGTTAAACAACAAGCTGTATGTTTTATCAGGGACAGGGTAAACATCTACCTGAGCATCACCATCTGGACTAACCCCGTTAAAGTTATAGAACATTGGTTGACCAGACTGGGGTTCTGCTGTTAAAAACTCAGCGTTAAACCAATGAGCAGACTTAGGCTGCATCTCAACGTTGCTAGTATCATTCCAAACGTCCAAGATTTCAAAGTTGTTTTGAGTACCGTTTAGCTCATAGTTGAAAATACCAGAGGTAGTGTTCAAAGCTAACGTAGTGCGTAGGCTGCTCCAATCCCAAGCGTTCTCAATCTCTGCTTTGGCTTCGTTTACAAAATCGCCAATAAGTTTAGAATAAGCAGTCTGTGATACAGTGCCTACTTCTTTTTCACGCAGACGCCGCAGCACCGCATTGACAAGTTCTAAGTATGTCATTTGTTTCTTCCTTTGTTGCTATTATACCACAGATTGATAAATTTGTCAAGCTTATTCGCCGTCAAAAGCGACTGTTTGTGGTTCTTTTCTGAGGTCAAACGTGATGATGCAGCTTTGGGTTGCACCTGCTTCTGGTTTGATAACAAAAGAATCACCCTGCTGCATTACGACAGAACCCTGACTGAACTGAATGAACGAATGTGACGCCATTGGATAGGCATCTACAATACGAATCTTGTGGTTAATATCGTGAGCGTGTTGCCAATAAGCCGTGGTTGTTTTGTTGTTGGCGTCTAGGTTAGAGATGAACAACATGTCCACCTCAGCTTTATAACCGTTAGGGACGGTAAAAACAGTGTTATCCACCCCTGCTGTAAGTTGTTTTCCTACTGAGTGTCGCATGTTAATCCCTAGTTAAATCATAAGTACCAGAACTAACTGTCACGCTAGTCGGATCAACTGATGTAGAGCTTTCACCACCACCGCTATTCTCAGAGTACCAAGCAGCACGTTCTTCCGGTGAGTCAAACAACCCTAAGTCCTGAGCAGCCAGAGCAGCCGATTGTTGAGCGCCCATCGTAACCCCAAGTGGTGAGCCTGAGTCGCCACGCATGTTGTTGAAGATCGAGTCATTCTGATTCATAAAGCCAAAAGCGTTACCATAAGAATCAGGTAAGATGCCTTGGAACATGCTAGGTGTACGACCGTAGATGTTAGCCATTTGAGCTACTCGACTTGGGGTTACACCACCCATAGAGTCTGTTAAACCCATCGCTCTTTGCATGTTTTCCATGCTTCTGTTACCACCTAAGAAATCCATGAAAGCCATATTACGTTGACCACGAGCAGTACTATTCTCAGCTTCCAAAGCAGCCAAAACAGCAGGATCAATAGTTGGTGTAGGATCAGAACTTCCACCAGTAAACATACCACCTAAGTCAAGCTGTTTCTTCTTCAACAAACTCTCTTCTAGTGCCTTGTCTAACGTGGCTTTGTTAATCTCGTCTTGTCTAGCAAATGGATTCTGGTAATACGTTCCTACCTCACCATTCATTAGAGCTTTAATAAGTTCAGCCGAAATAGCCATTATCGTCCCTTTAAATCTATGAATAACAAAACCATCCACCAGAGAGCGCCTAAACAAACAGAGATTAAAGACATATACAAGCTATTCCAAAAGAATGCTTTGCGTCTTTGTGCTTGTCTGTAAACTGTCTGCTCCCTCTCCTGCTTTATCTGCCTACGCATTTTCAGCATGTCTCGGTAGACCTCGTTGCCATACCGATATGTTATTAGTTCGCGTAGCTCTGTCTCCATCTGTTGAATTTTTTGTCGATGCACAACAGCCTGAAACGCTTCTTCTTCTACGCTGCCTTTGTTCAGCAGCTTTTTAAACAGAGGAGGGTTTTTAGCCTCTTCCTCTGCTTTGTTAACATCACTAACACCTTGAAAGAATTTCCCGAAGTAGCCTACGCAATCTTCGATTTCTCGACCAGCGGCAACAGCCTTTTTAATCATGCTAAAGGCACTTGACGCTAACGCAAAGGCACTTACGGGATCAATCATTTCCTATACTCCGATATTAAAAATGAGAAAGCTGTAATGACACCAGCAATCCAGAGGAGTGGTTTAGCCGCTTTAGCTATCCACTCTAATACGGTGAAAGCGCCCTGAGCAGCAGAGAAGGCTTTAATAACCTGCTCTGTCTCGTTGTTAAGTTTGTCCACCTTATTTTCGACAGCTAAAAGCCTGTCATAGATTTCTTTGTGCGTTACTTCTGTCATGATTTACTTCCGGTGTCATTTTATTTCCGATACTGCTAAAAAAGCCGAAGCTGGGGTTGATCTTATGTTTCTATTTTTGGGGTAAAGCTTATCAAAGAAATTACTGCTATGCCCATCAGGAGAAACAGTACCTTTCACACCCGATGGTATTTCTTGTACTTTTTTCTTTGACTCTTCCCATAATAACAAAGGGGCGTACAGTTCTATGATATCAGCTAAACTTTCTGTTTCGGTTGGTTTAGGAACTCCGATCAGCATATCAGAATAGCCTTCACATGAGTAAAGAACATCCATTGATCTACTGTTTTCAGGAGAGTTTACAATTTCATAACTATACTTTTCTATCATCTTCTAGCTCCAAATTACTTATTAAGTTGAAGTTACACGATGTTGTTAATACGTAGTCAGGCTCTTTCTTTTTTAGTTTTAAACTTTCGTTTCTTTCCAGTAGTATCTTCATATACTCTGTCAAGATTGCTCTGGAAATAGCGAGTGCAATACATGCGTGAACACCATGACCAAAACCTAAGTGACCAGATAAGTCTCTTGTTATGTCAAAACTGTGTGGGTTAACAAACTTATTCTCATCTCTGTTAGCAGCTTCTAAACATATTAGAACACGTTCACCAGCCTGCACTAACCCCTGAGATAAACTTACATCTTCTACCGCTGTCCTGCTAAACCTTGCTGTTGATGTATTAAACCGTAACGATTCATTAACAAAAGCAGGAAGTAGTTCAGGGTCTTCTTTGACTAAATTAAACTGATCTGGATTATTAGCAACATCAATAGTTAAAAAATGAAGGGAACCAGCTAAAGATTGTATTCCAGAAGCTGTTGCCCCGTATAACAAAGCTGGGTATGGGCATTTCTTTGTTGTATATTCTTTATAGATACCATCCTCAAAAGCTTTA